ATGAGCAGCCTGAAGCAAAAGTTGGTACGCAGGCTGAACCTGAGATTGAGATCAAGATCGAAGACGATACCCCGCCACAGGATCGCGGGCGCGTCCCGCTGCCTAGAGAGGTAGTGGAGGAACTGGAGAAGGACGACCTTGAGGAGTATTCCGACAAGGTCAAGAAGCGCCTCTCACAGATGAAGAAGGTCTGGCACGATGAACGCCGTGCCAAGGAAGCCGCTGCTCGTGAGAAGGAAGAAGCCCTCCGGTTCGCCCAGTATCAGTTGACCGTTGCCAACCAGCGAGAGCAGGAGAACCGGCAGCTTAAGCAGCGTCTCGGTAATGGCGAGAAGGCTTATGTGCAGGAGGTCACCAAGGCGGCGACCAATGAACTCGCTGTAGCCAAGGAGCGTCTGAAGCAGGCATACGAAGCCGGGGATGCGGAGAAGATCACCGACGCCCAAGAGGCTTTGACGGAAGCCAAGTTCCGGATCAAGCAGTACGAAAATTTCCGGCCCTCTTTACAAGAAGAGGAATCAGTAGTACAACAGCCACAACAGTACCAAGTGCCCACGGTATCTCAGCCCGCTGTCGATCAAAAAGCGGAAGCGTGGAAAGAGAATAATCCGTGGTTTGGCACAGACGAGGAGATGACCGCCCTCGCTTTGGGACTGCACGAGAAATTGGTCCGGTCTGGAGTCGATCCGCGTAGCGACGAATACTACGACCGAGTTAACGCGACAATGAGGAAGCGATTCCCCGAGTCTTTCGGTGAAGAGCAGACTCAAACGAGAGAGGCTGAGAAGCCTACTCGCACGAAACCAGCCAATGTAGTGGCTCCGGTAACGCGGGCAACCGCGCCACGTCAGGTACGCCTGACTCCAACTCAAGTTGCTATCGCCAAGAAATTTGGACTGAGCAACGAGCAGTATGCACGAGAAGTTCTGAAACTGGAGGCTAACTAAAATGGCTGAGAATCGACTCGCACGTGAACTCGAAAATCGGGAATCCGCGCAGCGCGTAAAAACTTGGACCCCACCTCAGACGCTTCCGGCCCCTGCGCCACAGCCGGGTTGGGTCTTTCGATATATCCGGACTAGTACGATGGGTGTTGCTGATCCGTCGAATACTTCCGCAAAACTCCGTGAAGGTTGGGAGCCTGTGAAGGCCGAAGATCATCCGGAGTTGATGCACGTTGCCGATCCGAACTCCAAATTCAAGGGGAATATCGAGATCGGTGGTCTGTTGTTGTGCAAGGCTCCTGCTGATTTGATGAAGCAGCGTGATGCGTATTACGCCCAGCAGTCAAAGGCGCAGATTCAGTCTGTAGACAACAACTTCATGAGGCTGAATGACGAGCGAATGCCGCTGTTCAATGAACGCAGATCGACTACGTCGTTCGGTAAGGGTAAATAAACTTTTTTGGAGTAACAAATGGCATATCCTACCGTTGACAGGCCGTATGGCCTGAAACCGATCAATTTGATCGGCGGTCAGGTGTTCGTGGGGTCCACCCGCGAGTACCCGATCCAGTACGCCTACGCCACGGACATTTTCTATGGCGATTTTGTCGTGCTGTCCCGTGGCTTTGTCACTCGCGCTTCGATTGGGGCTACGACCTCGTCGAACGCTGTGACGGGCGTTTTCTTGGGTTGCGCTTATACGAACCCGATCACCAAGCAGAAGCAGTTCTCGCAGTATTGGCCCGCTTCGGTGCAGGCTGGTGATGCGGTGGCGTATGTCTGTGACGATCCGGATACCGTCTTCCGTGCGGCTATCTGCTCGTCGGGCACGACCTTGGCTTCGGGCGCTATGGCGATGGTTGGTACCAACCTCTCGTGCATCAACAACACGGGTTCGGCGAATACCGGCAATTCGGCCAACGCGATCCTTGCCCCGACTGCGACTCCTGTTTCGACGATCCTCCCGGTTCGTTGTGTGGGTGTTGTGAGCGAGACCTCGTATAGTATTCCGGCTACCGGCTCATCGAGCGGCACGGCAATCACCCTTACGGGAACGGGGCTTCCTGCCGCGATTCCGGTGGGTACGAGCGTGGCTTATGTAGCCGCAAACGGTCAGCTTATTCAGACGAGTTCGTTTGTCACTGCGGCTGCGGCTGCGGGTGATACGGCGGTCACGCTGAATGCGGCAATTGCGGTTCCGGGCGGCGTAACGGCTATCCCGGCGGCATCTTCCATCGTGTTCACTGTGTATCCGGAGGTGTTGGTCAAGATGAATGTCCTCACCCACGGCTACTACAGCAGTGTAACCGCCTAATAGGAGCAGTAAAAAATGGCTATTTCACGCGCACAACTGCTCAAGGAACTGCTTCCGGGTTTGAACGCCCTGTTCGGTCTTGAGTACAAGCAGTATGGTGAGGAACACAAGGAAATCTACGACACCGAGACTTCCGAGCGTTCCTTTGAAGAAGAGACCAAGCTCAGCGGGTTCTCCGCTGCTCCGGTAAAGCCTGAAGGTCAGGCTATCGAGTACGACAACGCGCAGGAAGCTTGGACTGCCCGTTACAACCACGAGACCATTGCTCTCGGCTTCGCCATCACGGAGGAAGCGGTTGAAGACAACCTGTACGATTCGCTGTCCAAGCGATATACCAAGGCGCTCGCCCGAGCGATGGCGTACACGAAGCAGGTCAAGGCGGCGTCGGTCCTTAACAACGGCTTCTCTGCTGCCTACACGGGTGGTGACGGACAGCCGCTGTTCTCGGCTGCACATCCGCTGATCTCGGGTGGTACCAACAGCAACCGTCTGACGGCTTCAGACCTCAACGAGACTTCGCTTGAGGCTGCGGTGATTCAGATTGCTGGCTGGACCGACGAGCGTGGTCTCCTGATCGCGGCGAAGCCTCGTAAGCTCATCGTGCCCCCGGCATTGATGTTCGTTGCGAAGCGTCTCCTCGACACGGAGCTTCGTGTGGCGACTGCGGATAACGACATCAACGCTCTCAAGGCGATGGGGTCGATTCCGGGCGGCTATACCGTCAACCACTACCTGACTGATGCCAATGCGTGGTTCCTGACCACGGACGTTCCGAATGGCATGAAGCACTTTGTCCGTTCGCCGCTGGCGAACTCGATGGATGGAGACTTCGACACCGGCAACGTCCGTTACAAGAGCCGAGAGAGGTACAGTTTCGGCTGGTCGGACCCATTGGGTATGTTCGCATCGCCCGGTTCGTCCTGATAAAACAAGCACTTTGTGTTTGGGAAGGGGGCTTCGGCCCCCTTCTTTTTTAGTTGCTGTGTTATTAGTTTGAATAAGGTACAGTCTCGTACATGAACAAATCTGGCATATACAAAATCATCAACGTCATCAACAACAAGTTCTACGTCGGTAGCGCCGTAGATTTCAAAAGACGAAAACGTCTACATTGGTGGCGCTTGCGCCGAGGGGATCATGCAAACAAACATCTCCAAGCCGCATGGAATAAGTATGGTGAGCAAGCGTTTACTTTCGTGATTGTTGAAGAACATCCTGAAGGTACAGACCTTCTTGCTGCGGAAAACGTATGGCTCAAAGAGCATGTTGGAAAAGACTATTGCTACAACGTAGCTACTGATGCCACTGCTCCTACACTTGGTATGTCAGGCGAAAAAAATTACATGTGGGGGAAGACCTTCTCCCACACTCCTGAAGCCAAGTTAAAGATCGGCAAACATAGTCGAGGACGGCGGCACCGAAAAGAGTCACGTGAACGTATTCGTGCGTATTTGCTTGGGAAACCTAAACCGGCCGAAGTCCGAGCCAAGATTGCTGCGGCGGTATCAGGAGAACGAAACCCCAACTACGGCAAGCCCCGTGATGCTTCGTTTATTGAGAAGGTCAGCCGTAGGGTGGTAGTTATTCAGCCAGACGGCACTTCACAGGTCTATCCCAGTATCAAAGCTCTTCGTGAAGCATTGTCTTTGAAATCCCCCACGGTGAATCGTGCGCTGAAATCGGGTAAGCCCATCACACGAGGGAGGTTGACTGGATGGGTGATGAAGTACGTTGACTCCCCCACCGCCTAGGCGTATACCGAATCTGTTCCTAGAGAGAGCTAGCTGGAACTAGGGGGGTCACAGGTTACCTAGAGGCTTGTGGCCCCTCTTTTTTAGTGCTATTGTGGCAAACATTAGGACTTGAGATGTAGTCGATGCCCTACAAAATTGATGTCTGCGGTATATACAAAATAGTCAATAAAGCGACGGGGCAGTGCTATGTTGGGCAGTCACAACGGGTCAAAAAGCGTCTAAAAGAGCATTTCAGACTTCTTCGTTGGAATAAGCATACAAATCCACATCTTCAAAACGCATACAACAAGTATGGGCCTTCTGCGTTTTATGGGGCCGTTGAAGTTGAATGCTCCAACCTTGAGGAACTAGATCAGCTAGAAAATGAATTTTTGCGCGGCACAGCTTGGTTTGAAGAACCGACTGTGTACAACATTGCCGACTTTGCCAAAGCCCCCATGCGGGGCAAAACCCATTCCGAAGAAGTTCGGGAGCGGATTCGGTTGGGTAGACGAGCGACTACATTTGACTACCGTAGCCCAGAATACAGAGCGGTCCTTTCTCGGGCGCAAATGGCTCGTTTTCACGCGGACCCGAAATTTGTCGCTAAATTACAATTTATTGTAGACAATCCTGACTTGTCGTACGCTGAACGCGCCAGAAGGCTCAAATCTGATACGAGTTCAGTACGCAGACTCGCATTGAAATACCAGCATTTGAGAGGAGTTTTATAATGGCCCGTACACGTTTTTCCGGTCCAGTTGTGTCGGATAATGGCTTCATTACTGGCTCCGGTGCCACCATCACCAAGGTTCTTTCCACTTCGGGAACCCTGACGTTCCCCCTGATTGCTGCGGTTTCTCAGAACACGCAGACCTTTACGGTATCGGGCGCTGCGGTGGGAGATGAGGTTATCTTGGCGCTCCCTGCCGCCCCGACTGCGGGCATCGTATTCAACGCTTTTGTGTCGGCGGCAAACACTGTGTCCGTCAGGGCGTCGAACATTACGGCTGCGGGTGTCACCCCCGGTGCAGCCACCTATGGTGTCGTTGTAATTTCCGCTTAATCGGGTGCTGCCATGAGACCAGCAGTACTCAGTATCAAAGGTACGCAGACATCCGGTGTTTATACGCCGGATCACTACGTCTCGCCCATGAACGTCGCGTTGTCGGTTCGTGTGACGGGAACAATCAACTATACGGTGCAGTACACCTTCGACAACGTGTTTGCAACGGACTACAACCCAGCAACTGGAAACTGGGTGGACCATCCGTCGCTCACTGCTCAGACGGCAACCAAGGACAGTAACATCGCTTACCCGGTCACGGGCATTCGGATTGTTGGGAACTCGGGAACCGGCACTGCAATCTTCACGATCATCCAAGCGGGTGGCGGAGGCTTGTCATGAGTATTGCTCGCGACATTACTGGCACTGTTTCGGGTGGCGCGAATCAACTTTTTGACCTTATTTCGCTTGTTACGGACTCCAAAGCCTACACAGCCAAAGTCAAAGAACTCCAAGCTTTGATCGCTGAAAATCAGCGATACGTTGAAGCAGTCGGTCCTGCCGCTGATATTCTGGCTCTGCGAGAGCAGGCTTCAAAGTTGAACGCTGAGGCCCGCAGCAAGTTTGAAGAGGCCAATAAATTTGCCTCTGATACAGAACGGCAAGCCAAAGCGGAAGCTGATAAGGTCTTGGAAGAAGCTAGACTGGCCGCTGACAAGTTGCTTGCTGATGCCAAGGCAACGACCAAGAAAGCCAACGATTCGGTCAAGAAAGCCAACGAACGCACTACTGAACTCGACGCCAAGGAAAGGGAACTGACTAACCTTGCCTCGCGTCTGCAGGCGAAAGAAGCCGATCTTGCCAAGGCTCTGGCTGAGGCTGAAGCGGCCAAACAGGACGCCATTACTGCCAAGAACGCTATCATCGCCAAGCACAAGGCTTTGATCGAGGGTCTGTAAATGACTGGCATAGTTGATTTCCGTACAGAGTTACTGGACGAAAACGGAAATCCGATAACCAGCAGCAACCCACTGCCCACCACGGGAGGCGGTGGCGGCGGTGGTGGAAGCCTGTCGGACACCGTATTTGTAGACTCCACGGGGCAGTTGTTCGTTTACCGCGACACGGGATCGGGTACGCCGAACGCCTACGCGATTCCTGCTTGGACGCTGTACACCCCGGTTGGGACAGTTTCAAGCGCATCTGCTGGTAACGCCGCAGCAAGCGCCACGGGCGCGGGTGTACCGGGGTCTGCCGACTACATCGGATTCAACTCGGGCGGCAACCTCGTCGGCGTCAGTTCATCCAACCCGCTGCCGGTAGACATTGGTGCAGTCGGGACGCTGGAAGTCACCGACGCAAATGCAGAACTGCTGCTTACGCGGGTGCTGAATTATCTCAACGCCCCACAGGGCTACGATAAGTCGCTACAGGCGCTGCGTATCACCGGCACGTTGCCGACTGTCACGACGGTAGGCACGGTCACGACTGTGACGACCGTAACGACCTGCTCGACGGTCACCAACCTTTCCACCATCGACACGCTGCAAGGCCGCATACAAGTCCTTGGGCAGAACCTTGCCGCATGGTCGTCAACCGTCCGTGCGCGCATTACTTGAGGTAGCACATGGCAAACACGTTCAAAAAGGTCATTGATCGTCTGATGTGGGCGCAGGTCGCCCCGTCTCCCAACGCCCACGCGGCGGGGTCGTGCATGGCGGTCGATATGCGCAACAACACGACGCGCAATCCTTTCGTCTACAACCTCGTGTCAGGTACGGTGCTGAACCGCTACAACATCGTCACCAAGGGTTGGAACTTTGTGCAGTCGCCCGCTCTGGCGGGTACGTTCGGCGCGGGTGCAGCATCGGCATTTGCCCCGTCCCGTGCGCTCGTCGGAACGATTGCAGCCGGTGCCACGACGACTTCGGTGGTGCTGTCTACGGCGCTCCCGACGGCAGTCGGCGTCAATATGCTCGCCAACCGTGGCGGCTCCGGTGACCTCGGGTTTCGCATCCGTATCGTCGATACGACGGCGGGCAAGACCGAACAGCGGTGGATCACGGGAAACAGTTCCGGCACGACGCCGACCATTCAAGTGGATACCGCGTTCTCGTTCACTCCGGCTACGGGCGCGACTTACGAGATTCTGTCGGGTCGAGTGTATATGCTGGGTGCTGGTACGACGGCGGCGAACATCTGGCGGTCCTTTGAAGTCGGCACCAACACGCTGTCAACGGGTCTTTCGACGACCAACCTTCCGGCGACTATCGGCACGGACTCGTCCATCAACGTGTTGGACGAACTCTACGTCCCGTACACCAACAAACCCGGTGAGGGACTTGTTCTCGGCGCGTACACCTACGACAGCGGCACCTCGCTCAAAGCGTTGACGGCCACGGCTTCTGGTGCGTCTACCTTGACGGGTCAGGCCACGCTGGGCGATGCGGTAGTGGCGGCAAACGAATATCGAAACTTTCAGATTCGTATTGTTGAGGACACGACGACTCCGGGTTCTGTGGGTCAGCGGCGTATCATCGCCTCGCACACCGCAGGGCCGTCGCCGGTTTACACCCTCGGCACCGCGTGGACGACGCAGCCCTCGGCCTCGGCCAAGTACGTCATTGAAAACCCGAACCTGATCTTGGTGCGCTCCACGGCGACCACGACGGTCTACACCTACAACTACTCTGGCGCGACGATCAACAACGGCACCAACAGCATCAACAACGATGCGTGGAGCACCACCTACTTCGGCGCGGCTCCTGCCGCCAACGCCTCGGGTGGTATGTGGATGCCGTCGTTCGGTATCGTGCCGGACGCAGCGCGTAATGCCCGCCATTCGTTCCAGTACTTCTGGCGCGGGGGCGCGGTAACGCTTGATGTTTTGGACATCGCGGCAAGCATCACCGGCACTTGGACGGGCGCGATCACCTACGACGGCTCCACGACGCTGACGGTCGGCACGACGGGGTGTTATTCGCCGTTTGGCGGCGAAGGCCGATTTTTTTACATCAACGTCTACACCGCATCGGCTATCAACCAGATTTGGCGATTTGACGTAGAGAATCGCGTTTTGTCCCCGTTCACGCCGACCGACTTTTTGCAGTCCGGCACGGCGACGCTGGGGCAGCGCATGGCGGCGTACGCGGCGATTGACGGCACCGACACCTACGATGTCGTGCTGCTTCAGTCGCATCTCTCC